GAGTCTGCATTACGAATATCGCTATCTAGTCCCAAAATCTTCTCCCGTTAGATTTAAAAAGGGGGGAAGGTTGCCCAACCCCCCGACTACTTTACACCGATGCTTTGCTAAACCATGCAAAGTCACCCGACACCAGAGCAACTGCTGGGCTGGTGTAAGAACCACCAGAAGCAGTAGCCAAGAACGTGGCTGGGTCAACTGAGCAATCTGCGTCAGAAGCAGCAATGCTTGCGTTAGCTTTTGCCAACACATACAACTTACCATCCGAACCAAACACTTGCAGACCGAGAGGGCCTTCCGTTGGAATTGCAACTCCAGCAGAGTTTGGGTTAGTGGTAACGGTGCTAGTTAGGGTAGCACCGATGACTGGCGAGACTGAATAAGCCATGATAGTTTCCTTTTATGTTAATTAGGCAATCAACACGCCGTTAAACTGTGGGCCAGACGATGTGAGGTTCCCGGCCCAGCCGATTAGCTTCACGATAGCGTCTTGGTTAACAGCTTGGCGTTCGCCGCCGATTGGCACGAAGTTGCGATCAACGTGTGGACGGAACATCATGTACTTGGTGTTCAAGAACCACATATGGTTAGCAGTTGCATCGTTACCGATACCACCGTCAAGCACAACGTCAGAAGCCATACCAGCGCCGTAATACTTCAGGCTTGCAAAACCAGCACCTACGCCAGAGTTACCACCGTCAGTAATACGCTGAATTGCTTGCAACGACTGAAGATACAGGCTGTAGTAGTTGTTGTCGCAAACGATCAAGTCAGGCTTGTCTGTTCCACGAATCAACTGAACAGCAACCGAATCCATGTATTTTTGGATGTTGGAAGCCGAAACCGCAGCAGTGCCATTAGTTACGCCAGAGTAAGCAACAGAGCGCCAGAACGACCAAGTAGCACGGTTAATGCCACCGTAAGTGCCAGTCGCAGGAGCGTCAGGAACTGCTGCGCCTAGACCAGTGATGTTCTTACCGCTGTTACCAGTACCGTCAAGATAAATATCTTGCGAGATACGGTTAGCCAACTGAGCTTCTGCGACCATCATACGACCATCGAGCAAGTCGATGATTGCTTCTTTACCGCTGTTTTGGATCATTTCCAAGCCAGAGATAGAGACAGCAGCAGCGTACTGAGTGATCGAGAACTGAGCAGCCGAAATTGGGCTGTTCTGCGATACGTTCAGCACTTCGTAGCCAGAGTACGAGTTAGTGTTGTCGGTTGCGCTGTCGGTGTACATAATTTCTTGCAAAATTACGTTACCGCCAGAGAAAGTCTTTACGTTGCCACGCTCTTTGAGGCGGCGCAGTAAAGCGTTGTTGTTTGTTACGTTGTCAGCAAGCTCACCAGTGCGGCTTTGAATGTTAGTCGCAATGATGTCGCTGATCGAGCTATTGGCAAATGCCATAATAATCTCCGATTAGGTTATCAAAAGCGTTCGTTAAGGCTGTCTATTTGTTCAGCCAATAATGAACGTCTATCTTGCGCTTTGGTAGCCGTGTTCACTCCGGGTGTAGAGCTTTTAACGCTGACCGCTGCCGCCCGAGCAGATTTCGCTGCTTTGTTAGCCGATTCTCGTTTAGCTGCTTCAGCTTTAGCTTGTTGGCTTTGCTGTAGCTTGCCAGACAGAGCTTCGTCTAGGCGTAATGCTTTGTTGTATGCGTCATCTAAGTTCTGCGCCATTCCTGAGTTCAGGAGCTGGATCATTGTCGGACGGGCATCCTCAAAAAACTCAGCTTTCTCAGCAAAAGTATTAATTTCGCCTAAAAGAGCTTGGTTTTGTGCTGCTTCTTGCTGCTGTTTCCATGTCATTACTTCATTTCGGACGCTGTAAAGCTCGTTCTGAAGCATCGACACAGTGGGATCAACAGGCTGTTGTTGCAGATTGCTGATTTCCCCTAAATTTACACCATATTGTTGCGAAAGAGTAGAAAACATTTGCGCTTTCTGCTGGGGTGTTCCGTGACGCAGAACATTGTCAGCATCCATCAGCGCTTTAATCGCTTGTGGGGGCGCAATACCTAGTGTTCGCAGGTTGTTTTGGTACGGTTCAATTGCTTGCTGAATCTGGTCAGCAAATTGAGCCTTCGAAAGCAAGGGTTCGACCCCTTTCTTCATTTCTTCTTCACGTTGCCAAGCGTATTCTTTGAGCTTTGGGTCAGCCGTTGTCCAGACCTCGTGATAGTCTTTCTTCCACGATGCAGGGGGACGCTCCCAAACTGGCGGTTCTGGCGCAGGTTCAGCCGAAACTGGCGCAGCAGGTGTAATGTCCACTACAGGTTGTGCATCTTCCGCAGCTTCAAATTGCTGCATCAAAAGTTCTTTTCGGTCTAGCTGTTCGTCGCTCATAGATACTCCCTCAAGTAAATTTTCTGCGTATATCGGTCAAAATTCGCTGTGCTTCTTTGTGCGTCATGTTGCCAAGCTGTTGGCGCAAGACATCTCGTCGGCTATCCTGCGAAATTGGCGTATATTTGGTTTCCATCTTTTCGTTGCCTACTTCGATGCAGCCATGTGCTTGCAAATGTTCACGATGCCTTGAGCGGCTCGTAATCATCGAACCGTCAATCATGCTTTGATAGGGCTTGATGTCAGGCATCACGAAAGGGCCATACAACTTGTCAATGTGTTCATCCGAACCTTTCTCGACCAGTTTGCCATCCACATAAACGTAAGTCTTTCTCATAGCAGAGCAAGAACCTCCTCATCGTCCATTTCAATGTAGGCGTCATAGATTTGCTGAACTCTTGCTAAGTCAGCCATCAACGCATCAAAGTCAATAGTATTGATAAAATCTATCGACTTTAGTTCGCTTATTGTAGCTTCCTTAATGAAGGGTGCGGCTATTTCTTCAGCGACTAGGGGTTTACCCTCAACCAAGTGTTCAAACAGAGCAATAATCTCGTCTCTGCGTTTCTTTTGCTTGGCGGCTTCTTTCTTGCGTTTCTTCGGCCCACCGTCGTGCATATCCATCACAACTATCGGTGCAACCTGCACAACCCCGGTGAACGAGCCTGAGTCGTTTTGGTCTGTTGCGCTCAGTACGCCAGTAATCGTGAGCGTCTGAAACGCATTAGGCTGAAACGCATTGAGCTGAAAAGCTGCTGTCATACGATAGTCCAGACGCTTCCGGATGGGACTGTGACGGTGAAGCCCGACGCTACGGTGATTGGCCCTGCACTCACAGCGTTGTTATTCGTGCCGATTGTGTAGTTTGCAGAGATTGTGTTGGCGTTCTCAAACAAGCCTTGCGCCGTGATGTTGCTGCTAACTGGTGCTGAACTAACCCAAGCTGTGCCGTTCGATGTCAGCACGTTTCCTGCTGTGCCGACAGAAGTTACGCCTGTGCCGCCATTAGCCACAGGCAATGCTGTGCCTGAGTAGCTAATTGCTATCGTGCCAGAAGTCGTGATTGGCGAGCCTGCAACGCTTAAAAATGACGGTACAGACGCAGCAACGCTAGTGACAGAGCCTGAGCCTTTGTTATTAAACGTAGTCCAGTCTGCGCTTGTCAGATACCCGTTAACTGAGCTTGTAGCCGCAGCCATTGAGATTGCAGGAGTTGTGCCGCCAGACGATACAACTGGCGCTGTGCCTGATACGCTTAAAACGCCAGTATTTGAAATAACTGGGTCTTGTGATGAGCCATTTCCGTGTTGTACATTAATGCCTGTGCCAGCTTGAATTGTTCGCCCAGCAATTGCGCCCGACCCGTTTTGAGTAAAAAACCCTGCGCCTGACAAACTATTGATTGCCGCTAGTTTTGTACTAACGCCAACCGTCATGTTGCCACTGGTTGTAATTGGGCTTCCGCTTACAACAATTGCTGAACCCGCAGTAATGCCAACGCTTGTAACCGTTCCGGTGTTGCTTGTTTTGTTATTAAAAGTGTTCCAATCGGTGCTTGTTAAATATCCATCTGTTGTGGTGTTTGCAGCAGCCATTGAGATTGTTGGCGTTGTACCACCACTAGACGCAACAGGTGCGGTAGCACCAACCGAGGTAACATAAGTTCCCGCAGGCTGAGCGCCAACGTCACTAGCATTCAGAACGACTGTGCCTGTGTAGCCGTTGACGCTTGTGACTGCATCCGTGTTGTCAATCTGCTGCCAAGCTGTGCCGCTATAGACAGCCATGTCACCCACGTTCCAGTCAGTGATCCCGTCTAAGTTGGTAGAACCAGCAACGCTCACAACGTAGTAATAGCCTTTTGTGCCGACACCAGAAGCAAGCGTTGGTGTGTTGGTAGAAGCGTTCCAAGTACCTTGATAGCTCAAAGCACCTAACACGGCAGCAGGAAGCTCAGAAACGGGTACTTTGCCACCAGAATCAAGAGAAGCGACACCGTTAGCAACGCCTACGTCTTTCTCTGCTGCCGTACCCAGACCGATGATAGTGTGGTCAGCGTTCCAATTACTAGGACGGACTAAGCTCGTATCCGCAGAATCAGGGATAGCGCTTACAAATGGGTGCTTTACGGTGACTGTCATGCGTTACCCCGAATAATCGTACCTGCTGTGATGTCTACGCTTTGACCAGCAACAATGTCAACGCTGTTCAATATTAAATCTGCGCTAGACAAACCTACAGAACCGTCCATTACGACAGAGTTATCAGCTTTGAATATGCGAAAGAAGCTCGCAGTGCCTGATGCTGCTGCGTTTGTCTGCGTTACCGCCCCCAGTGTCAGCGTCCCATCCGTGTCAGTACCGAACACGCCTGCAATTGGCATACTTACGAGAAGAACTTGCGTAGTAATCGCTGTATTTGCATTTGCAGGTTGTGTACCGCTGTAGAGATTGAATTGCGAATTCGTTGCAACATAGGTGATTAACCCTTCATTTTGGGCGTGTCGTGTAGCGTTCGAATAGTAGAGCGTCATTGCACAACCTCGACACCAACAACCTTACCGTCTGCGCCACGAATGACACGTTTAGGTGCTGTTGCAGCGTTTCTTACGCCCTCAATCTGTTGCATTGTCTGTGCTTGCATTTGCATCATGCCTTCATGCAATTGACCCATACGATTAATAGCGTCATTCAGGCTTGCACCAAGTTGCTGAACCATTTGCTTAGACTGTAGCTCTTGAGCTTCAAGCAATGGCACATCCACGCCGGGGTTTGCAGCAATGCGAGCAAGGTTGAGCTTGTTCTGCGCTTCAAACTGAACTTTCCATGCCTCAAAGTCTTGCTTTTGCTTCTCTAGCGCTGCTTCGCTTTGCATCTTTACTTGTTCAATTTGCATATCAGCCTCAGTTCTAGCTTGCTCACGCTGTTGATCTGCTTGCATCTTTAGCATCTCTGGATCAGGCTGTGGCGGCTGTTGTGCTGCCATTGCTTGCTTTTGTTTCATCTGCTCAAGCGCTTGATCTATCGTGCCTTCAATCGGTGTTGCTTGCTTGTATGCAGACATCCCGAACTTAACCATGTCAATTAACATAGGCACAAGCTCAGGTGCTTGCTGACCCATTGGCAACGCTTGCGACAAGAATCCACCCATAGCTTGCAGGAACTCAACCCTGTCACGCTTGTTCTGGTTCTCGTCAATCTGCACAAGACTGTCTGCTGCGACTTCAATCCTGAAGTTACGCAACACTTTGTCTTTAATCAGCATCAACGCTTCAGGCACAAGCTGTTTGTCTGCATCGCTCATCTGTTCCGCAGCAGCGTACTGGATGATTGTTTGCGGCTGGAACTTAGAGCAAATGATCTGTGCTTTTAGACGAATTAACGATGAGGCGAAAAGTGCAACGTCCTCCTGCATGGAGCGAAGTCGTAGACCTGCGTACTGTCCCTTGATTTGCTGGGCTGTCGCTGTTTCGCTTGCCGCAGTTTGACCACGCACAATGTCTGAAATACCCGTGATTTCATAGATTTGCCCCTTGATCTCGTCTCGTGCCCGATAACATTGAATCAATGCGTTAGCAATCTGGTCAATCGGAAGTATGTCAATTGAACCTTTCAGACCGCCTTTCTCGCTAAAGCCCATCCACTTATCCACAGGTATCAACGTGTTGTTGTCACCTTCGGTTAGCAGACGCTGTAAAGCTGGTTGTGATGCGTCATACACGCCACGAATACGCAACGCTTTGACTAAACCGTCAATCCTATCTGTCAAGATGTCTAGCTCTTGCGCTTGATCCTGATACAGCACAAAGTCAGCAACAGGTATAAGCGTGTCGCTCGTCATCGTTGCGTACAGAGGCTTGGCACAAGGAAAGAATTGCTCTAATTGCAGAGGGTCATCACGCTCGTCAATGATTTGACCCACGTTTTTGCTCAGCCAATAGACCTTTTCCGTCTCCAAGTCCCACAATTCACAGATTTTTGCTCGTGTGAAGTCACGGTTGTTTTGACCGTACTGTTTGTTGGTTTCTGGCCCCGCATCCAGCGGTATCTTGTTACCCACTTCCTCGCCAAATCGCTCAATCAGAGCTTCACGAGTCATGTACACCCAGCGCCAGACTTGGGTTACTTCTTCCCATGTGCGAGCAATTGAGTGCCCAAAGTCTTTCCAATGGACGTAATCAGTAGGAGCGCACTCGTACTCAATTTCTTCCTGTGGTTCAGCGTCCATGCCAGCGCTACCATCGAGCGTACTGACATTTTCTTCATTATCTGCGCCCGTTTCTTTGTCTACATCTTCAGTAATCTGATAGCCATCTTCAGGCATATCTTGAGCGACAACGTGCGGTTCGTACCGTACCCATGCAACACCACGCCCACCAAGGAATCTATCCTCAACAGCGTGACGCATTGCGCTACGGAAGTCTGTGTAATGCTCAATCTCGAAGTCTAACGAGCGTTCAATAAGCTGCGAAGCAACACGCCCAACTGGGTCATTGTCACCGAAACGACGAGATACCGCAGCCTTTGGCAAACGAGCGTAAACAGCAGGAATCAGCGTCTGTACGTTAGACCACAGAATGTTGAACTTTGCTGTCTCGTTTGTGTTTTGGTTGCGGTTGTCATCACGATAGCGTTTTACTATCTTTTGAGTGCGAGCTTCCCACTTTTTGAACTCATTGTCGTATTGACCAATAATGTTCAAATACTTTTGAATGCCTGTCAGAGCTTCCATTTAGAACCTCTTAGCTGAATAGTCCAACCGCAACGACTGATACACCTGCGCCTGTGGTGACTTTCCAACCTGATGTGAGAGAAGCCATGTTTAGCTCAATGTCAATTACGCCAATGCCTGAAGCTACGTTAGCTGGAACAATGGCAATGTTGACTGCGCCATCAGTGATAGTCACGCCTGAAGTTGCTGCTGTGTTTACAGTAACGATGAGACGATGCAAATAGTCACCCGCTGCGCCTGAGCCGCCAAGCATTTGAAGTGATTGACTTGCTGCGACTGTTTCGTACTGGTATCCATAACCACGTTGAATTCCGCTCATATCCTGCTACCCCTTGGAGGTTGGTAAGTTGCCCACATATCGTTCAAAGTGACCGTGTTCTCTGGGCCAACTATCAACGGTTTCACAACGTCTGGTGGCTTCACTTTAGGTTCTAACCTCCAAGCGACTGCCATCATCCTAAAAGCGTCTGCTGGGTGTGATGTCCAATCATGTCTTGGACTAGCCCTAAACGCCTTTTTGTCCTCGTCGTATTCCCTTTGATACTGTCTCAGAGCTTCAAGTCCATCCGAGCATTTAGTCTTGTCGAACCAACACATCGGGAGGCATTGCCTTACTGCTTGAATCCCATCCTGTACGCCCAAGTCAGGCACGATTGCCATGTTGTTGATACCGAGATGTTCAGCTAATTGCTCAATAACCGATTTGCCCTGCGCT